TTAATACCCAGTAGGGTGCCGTCTGACTGGAGCCGTGCTTGTGCGTCCAGCGTCCTTCGGGACACTCAGGCGTCATATCTCACAAGATCGTGATGACGGGCGTCCGGACCTTATTTGCTAAATTCTAACGGAATCGCTGAACCACGCGCCCTGTCAGTCGGGCAGTGCTCAGTTAAAGATAATTGACATGACTAAGCATGTAGTGACTACAGAAGTATCTCTAACTCCTACCTACATCTACTATTGAAACACACAGCAACTAACAATTTATCTAGACTCACCTATTTGCGTGTAGCCCGTTATTATAGAAGTTGGCCAACTAATATACTAACGCACCCTCACAAGTATAGCCTCTTTGAGATGTTGTAGGTTAGCATCTGACGCTAAATGAAAGGATTGCCCTAATGGCATTTTCAACAGCGGCGGGGTACGGTAATCTTCCTAACGGGAATTTTAGTGCTACTATCTATTCCAAACAGGTGCAGCTTGCCTTCCGCAAGAAGTCTACTGCACAGGATATCACGAACTCCGACTATTTCGGTGAAATCGCAAACTTCGGTGACACTGTAAAGATCATCAAAGAACCGGAAATCACGGTCAGACCTTACACTCGTGGTTCGGTCATTCAAGCTCAAGACCTCGACGACGAAGACTTCTCTTTGACCATCAACAAGTCGAACTACTTCGCCTTTAAAGTTGATGACATCGAAGAGGCTCATTCGCACGTGAACTTTGGCTCTCTTGCCAGTAACCGTGCAGCTTATCGTCTTGCTGACAACTACGATCAAGACGTTCTAGCTTACATGTGCGGCTACAAGCAGAGTGCTAATCACACTGTTGGTGACACTGTTAATACTACTGTTAACGGCTCAGTTGCAGTTAGTACTGCTGGCACGGATGAATTGCTTTCGAGCATGAAACTAGAGGCTGACGACTTCGGTGGTTCGGCTGGTAATTCTATTGGCATTCAAGCTCGTGCTCCGGGTGCAACTTCTACTGTTCCGGGCTCTGGTAACGCCTATGTCTTGCAAGTAATTGCTCGTATGGCCCGTCTACTAAACCAGCAAAATGTGCCAATGGAAGCTCGTTGGCTTATTCTTGATCCAGTCTGCAAAGAGATTCTTCAGGACGAAGACTCTCGCTTGTTTAATTCCGACTTCGCCGGTGCTAACAGCGCCCTTAAGAACGGTCTTATTCTAAGTGACCTTCACGGCTTTAAGGTGTACTGCTCTAACAACCTTCCGGTTATTGGAACGGGCCCAGCCACAACGGGCGGCACGAACGCTAGTAACTACGGCCTAATTGTTGCAGGTCATAGTTCGGCAATCGCTACCGCTGAGCAGATCAACAAAACCGAATCGTATCGCGACACTGACAGTTTCGCCGATGTCGTTCGGGGTATGCATCTGTATGGCACAAAGATTCTCCGTCCAGAGGCTCTTGTGAACGCCAAAGTTAATTTGGTATAAAGGGAGTATTGAATAATGGCTTTAGGCGATAACACAACTTCCGTAGCTCACGGCGCTACTGCCCGAGGGCGACAGCCTTACATGATCGAGTATGTGCTTGACTTTGCTCAAGCCGTAACCGATAAAGGCTCGGCTCTCGCAGCCAACGATGTCATTCCGGGTCTAACGATCCCAGCCAATACTCTAATTTTGGCTGCTGGTTGGGAGGTCATCGAAGCTCACACTGGCACCTCCACTGATACTGACTTTGATTTTGGTATTACTGGCGGTGATCTTGATAACTTCGTAGACGGTTACGACTTCGATGGTGCTTCTGTAGGGGATTATGCATTTAAACCTACTCAGACGCCCGTGCTAGTAGGTGGTACTGCTGATACGCTTGACATTGAGATTCAGGCTATGACTGGTACTACGACTGGCGGTAAGGTCCGCCTGTTTGCTATCTGTATGGATGTCGATGCTTTCGGCAGTGTACTGACTGCTGACGAAGTAGATCGCGACACTCTGGCTTAAGCTTTAAGTTGGGGTATCTAACTGAGGGCGCTAGTAACTGCATAATGGGAGC